GTCAGGCTTTTGTGGGATTACGTTATTAACGGACAGGAGTTGTCCAACAAGTAGTATTATAGCATACTTTGCTATATCTGTTCAACAACATTATGCGTTTATCCGTCTTTCTGCTATTGTCAGCAAGTTATCGTATGCCATATCTAATTGCCAGTAAAAAGCTAATGGTGGTTTAGCACCTAAGTATTTAGCATAGATAGCGTCTTGTTGTCCTTGTTCTAAGCTATGCACTATAGCGTGTATGGTTCTAATATTGCTCATGTCTTGGGCAGAACACATCTCTTCAAATGCCTCACTTGTAGACTCTCCACCAGATGACATACCTATGCTTTTAGATGGATAACCTAGTTTGTGATTATCCGACTTCATCCATAAAGCCCAATCCTCAAGGATGGATAATAATCGTTCCATACTAATCATATTGTGTTAGCGTATAAGCTACGCTTTGCCCAAATGTTTCTTGTGTGGTTCTTTGTTGAAGGTTATGTTTAGCATCATCTGCGTTATGACTGATAACACCTTTTATCTGGTCTTCTGTAAAATTTGCTGTGTGTCCAAATATACCTTGTAGTGGATGTGGTTGTGGAATGTAATAGTGCATGAGTCTATTATCTTTATCTTTGAATGCGTGTATATGACCCTCCATCTTCATGGTCACAAGCAAGTTTTTAATAGTATTGTAATTGCCATCTACATGTGCTGCTATATCTTTTATAGCTTTAGGCTCTGTAAGGTAGGCTAGTATTTTATCTTTGGTATTCACGATACATCCTTAATTTTACAATGCCACTTCTTCTTATCGTCTTGATGCCAACCATGTACATGAATAGCCCATCCTGCTTCACGAACTGGACCTACGTTTTCATGGTCACCTATCTTCTTTACTCTAGCTGACATATTTGTTGCAGTGGTTGTTTGCACAGCTAATGTTTCTTTTCCTTTTAAAGCTAGTATATCTATAAAACCAAATAAATCTTGACGTATCCTAGCATAACTATTCCAATGCTCTGTAATCCAACATGTGTATCCTTCTTCTCGTAATTTTTTAAGACTTAACTGCGTTGGGCTAGTTGCCATCAAATTGACTTTCGTTAGGTTTAGATGTTCCGTCTACAAATCTTTTCTCTACATCACCGGTAGACTTATTAAGTTCGTATTCATAAGCATGTGGCGATACGTCATCACTGTTCTTTTTTTTACGGTGATGCGTAACAATGTCTTCTATGATAAGAACATTAGCTAACTCTTCTTCAGTTAAAGTAATGCCTTCTTTTTTAAATATCTTATCCCAGTTATCCTCAAATACTTCTCTATCTGTAAAAGGTCTAGGTGCACTTCCTTTGCCCATTATTTCACTCCTATCATGTCATGTTCAAAAAGATATTGCATGGTTTTTATATATGCTCTATTCCACATATCTCTACGTTCTTCTCGTGTCAGTTCTTTTCCATTGTCTAATTGAACATGGCACTCTACACATAGTGCTGCACATAATGCGTCAGAATTTTTAAGACCCATTCCCTTTCCCTCGTTACGGTGAGCAGCACAAACTGTTTCAGATTGTATGCCACAATGTTGACAAGGTAATTGTCTTAATAATTTAGTGAGTTTCGTATTGCGGTAAACCATCTTGAAATGAGCATCCATATTCGTTAGCAAATCTTAATACATTTTCAATAAGTTCAGCAAATTGAGCTGTATCTAAATCAGCAGTTGAAGGAACAACTACTACAGGTTGACCAGCTATTTCTTTAGCGTATTTAAGGTACTTGTATTTCATAAGTTCATGCAACTCATCTTTAGTATAACCTAAATGGTCTGATAAACCTTCAAGTAATGTCCAGTATAAATCATTTTGGCTTAAATTACGTATGGGTTTTTTTTCAGTCACTTGTATTTTCCAAACCTTACTAAAATCAAGTTCTTTTAGTTTGGTTATTAATATTGGTAAATTCATTCTTGTTAAGTTGAAATTGAATTTTATCATCTTTCCATCCTTTCGTTTTAAATACTTGTCCGTCTTTAGAAGTTGCTTTGTATTGAATGTCATCTCCAAATACTTTTTTGCATTGCTTTATAAATTCATTTATTGTCATCTTGGTGGACTCTCGTTATATCGTAAACCTTTTTGGTCAAACCAAAAGTTAAATGAACCTTCCCATTGTGCATTACGCTGCTTCTGAACAAAGACTTTACAATCAGGAATAATTTTTAAATCAGCTTCAGAAGTCTTACCCTCTTCTATTAATCTTTCTTTAGACCTATTACGCCATACACAAATGATATTATCACATAAGTTACGAATATGCGAACTTCCCATAATGTTTGTAGCATCTGGTATCTCTTCTTCTGACTTCATTTTTCTTGTATGTGCAACTAAAAAAACTGCAATATTAAGGTCTCTAACAGTCACAGCTAATTTATCTACAAACATTTTTTGAGCCTCTAAAGACTCTTCAGATATATCTGACATTTTCATAAGGCTATCTATAACAAATACTTCTACTCCTAAAATATGTTTGCCATAGTAAAGCGTAGCTATCATATCCTGTGATGTAGTTTGTTGGTGCTGGTCGTAAATATACAGCTTATCTTTTGCACGTTCACAAAACTTGCGTATGTAATCTTCTGTAGGCTCTGGTGAACCTAATGCCTGGGTAGTTAGCCTAGCCAAAGATAATACCGGACGCATCTCAAGGCTTGCCAAAAGACATTTAGTGCCTTGCTTCATCATAGATAATATTACTTGTGATAACCAGAGACTCTTGCCATGCCCTGAGACTCCCGTCAAAATATTTAATTCATTCCTAATACGGAACTTATCTTCCGTTTTAATCCAGCCAAGCGATTTACCACTATGAACTTCCTCACTAAAATACTTGACCAAGTCATCAGCAAATATATCCGTACTCTTAACCTTAAATTCCGCATGTCCATACCCCTCATTATAAAATTCTTGAACTGTTGATTGGCTAACTGTTAGTTTATCTATTACTTCACCTATATTCACTAAATGCCACCTTCCCAAACTTTACGTTCTTGTGGAGCTTCACCATCGTTCCATCTTTCCTGGTTAAGCAAAGTAAGTGGAGCTGGTGAGAAGCCATCTTTCCATGATTGAGTATCTTTCATTTTGTTTACATACCCTATGACTTCATCTGCTATAGCGTCAATGTTTTTGTTAGCCCATCTTTCCATACATGTTTTCTTATTGACCTTTCTGACATTAGGATAGCTTTCCCAAAATTCATCAAACCTATTGGTCGTTTTAACGACATATATATCTTCTCTTATCTTCTCTTCTCTTCTCTTCTCTATCCTAACAGGCTCATAGTTTTCGACTAGTAATCCTCTAGCAAATAGTTCTTTTGTTATTTTATCAACAAAATCAATAGGATAATGAAGTCTAAAAGCTATTTCAAACAGGTCTGGTAACACACCATCACTTTCAGAACCAAGACACCATAACTCTACTAAAACAGCTTTTTGTTCAAAAGATAGCTTATGGATATCTATGTTATTTATGTAATCCGTACCATAAAATTTAAACCACGTCATCTTTTTTTGATAACGTGGGTTCTTAGGATTGTATAAATTAAACTTTTCCCAGTTCTTAATTTTGTACATCTGTATCTTCCAATCCAATATTAATTGACTCAAATACTAAATCATAAATATCTCTTGGCAATGAAAAGCCATCAGATGTTGGAATTAAACCAGCCTCTAATAATGCTTCAATCCTTACTAATGCGTCTCTTTCTTTCATATTGCTCTCCATAAAGTTAATAATGCCAAAAAAGATTAACATAACTAATTCTAGATGTAAACTAATTATTTGTTAGAAAATGCTTGACAATGTATTTTAGGTCATTAATATAGGCATTGTAGTATTTAACCAGGAGAGAAACATGAGTGTAAAAACAATGATAGTAATAGCAGTAGCATTTTGGGCTTATGTATGGCTTTGCTTACAAATCATGGGTAAGTTAGCAGGTGCAATATGAATAAATATATTGTTTGCTTTATGATAATTTTTATAGGATACTTTGTATGGCGAATGGTTTAGAAGAAGTAGCAGATATTCTTAAACGATTGAATGACGAACTTAAATTAGATAACGACAAATGGGAGAGAGCAAATGAGTCAGCAACAACACTACGACCAAAGGATGATGGAACAGCACCAACAAGAAGTAATGAACACTTTAAAATTAGTAACAGGAGAGAAACAGATGAACTATAACGAACTACGCAAGATTAATGTATCAGAACATATTGAGAAAAAGAATGGTCTATCTTATTTATCATGGGCTTGGGCTGTAGACACGCTTCTACAGCAAGACCCAACTGCTACATGGACTTATGGTGAGCCTAAACAGTTTGGTGAAACACTTATGGTATTCTGCACAGTCCATGCGTTTGGTAAGTCTATGACTTCACAATTACCTGTGCTTAACTTTAGAAACCAAGCTATCCCTAACCCAGACGCTATGGCAGTTAATACAGCTATGCAGCGTTGTTTAGCTAAAGCTATTGCTTTACATGGCATTGGTCTTTACATCTATAGCGGTGAGGATATTCCAGAGTCAGAACAACCAGCTCCAAAGGCAGTATCTAGCAAGGACTTTCTATGATAGAACAACGCACAGAAGAGTGGTTTCAGCAAAGATTAGGCAAGGTGACAGCATCCAGAATATCGGATGTTATCGCCAAGACTAAAACAGGTGTATCTACATCTCGTCAAAACTACCTTGTCCAACTTGTATCAGAACGCATTACAGGAAAAAAGGGGGACAGCTTTGTTAATCAGGCTATGTTGGATGGTATTGAAAGAGAAAGTGCTGCTAGGGAGCTTTATGAAAGAACTAGAGGGGTATCTGTAACAGAAGTCGGTTTCTTTGACCATCCTATTATTAAGAATAGTGGTGCTAGTCCAGACGGAGCTGTAAATGCAGAAGAAGAAGGTAAGTATGCAGGTCTTATTGAGATTAAATGTCCTATAGAAACAACCCATACTAATACGCTTATGAGTAAGTCAGTTCCTAGTAAATACATTCCACAGATGCAATGGCAGTTAGCTTGCACCGGTGCTAGATGGGTAGACTTTGTAAGCTATAATCCTAACTTCCCTGAAGAACTACAACTATTTGTAGCTAGGGTTGACAGGGATGATACTTACATAGGAGAATTAGAAGCAGAAGTAATTAAGTTTTTAGACGAAGTAGAACAAACAATTATTAAACTAAAGGAGTAATATATGGCTGAGTACGATAACACAAACAAAATGGCTGGTTGGTTAAAAGAAAAAGATGGAAAAAAATATATATCAATTTCAGCTAATGTTGATGGTATAGAAATTAGCGGTGCATTATATAAAAATGATATTGAGCCTGGGTCAAAGCAACCTTTATATTCTGGACCTATTGGAGTTAGAGCTGAAAAACGTGCTAAACCTGCTGTTGAAGGTGCAGATGATAGTAGCATACCTTTTTAACGCAAAAAGGGGTTTAACACCCCTTTGTGTGCGTTGTAGAGCTATTTATTCATAACGTACATAGTTACTTCAAAGCCGAATCGCATTTCTTGAGCTGCTGGAGTTGTCCACATGGTATTTATCCTTAATTAATATATTATGCTTAATTGCACAATATAATGGAATTATACGCTTATGTGGATTTGATAGACACCAGATAATCATTAAAGGTAGATAATGGATATACATATTTCAGAGCATGATGTACATTGTATTAGTTTGGCAACTTACACAGAAGCAAACACAGAGCCACTACAAACTAAATTGGGAGTTATTTTTACGATAATGAATAGAGTTAGGTCTGGTAAATTTGGTCGTGATGCGTGTGAGGTAATTTTTTCCAAAGGGCAATTTATCGGAATACAAGATATGATGAAAGTTAATGAAAAAAATATAGATAAAGTAGCATTATTAAAGACTAAACTTTTAGTAGTGGACACATTGTTTTTTAAGAAGTATGCTAATCCTATTGGAAATACTACATATTATTTTCATGATGATAGTATAGACATGCAACATATTTGGAAAAAAAAGAAAGTAGTTAAACTTGGAAGGATGGTGTTTTACTAATGGCTAAAAAAGAACCTGTAGCATGGCTTTATGAGGAATTTGATGTTAGGTCTGGTGATTTAAAGAAGTCTTATTTATGGTCATTTCATCCTAACCAACTCTCATATTTAAACGACTTAAAGAACACAACGCATCATATTAAGATAACACCATTAGTGCCTGGTGAACCTGTAGAAGAATATAAAGGATTATCTAAATACGATAGCAAGAAATTAACGGAGGCACATGGTGGACTCTAAACCACTTACGCAAGAAGAGATTATAAAAGCATATAAACAAGCATTTGGAAAAGGTGACCAACTTGTCACACTTGAAAAGATATTTAGATTTGCTAGACTTATAGAACAATTGCATGGAGTAAAAGATGTACACTAAACTAGATGACCAAAGACAAGCAAAGATAGTAAGAAACTAACGGAGGCACATGGTGGACTCTAAACCACTTACACAAGAAGAAATTATAAAGGTATATAAAGAAGCATTTGGATACGGTAGTCAGGTAATAACAATTGACAAGATATTTAGATTTGCTAGACTTATAGAACAATTGCATGGAGTAAAAGATGTACACTAAACTAGATGACCAAAGACAAGCAAAGTTTGTTATAAACTATGTTACTGCACAT